TGTTCTATGTCCTTTTTTCTGTTCATATACTATCTATACAGTTGAGCCAAGCGAAAAACTAAGCAAAACATCAACTTTTTTGCAAAAAATGCCGTAAGCATGTGATTTTCAGACCAAAATACCTATTTTAAGTTTGGGCGGTCGGTGCAAAGTCGGTGTCGATTAGTTGGATTTACAAAAAATCTACTATCACTCTTTGTTTCGATATTCCTTTTAAACTGAAGAAGAAATTGTTATATAATACAATATATCTTCGATGAGTCCGTTTTATATATAACGGATTACATGAAGCATATATTATATAATGCCTCAATTCTGCGTGTGTTATTAATATAGTATCAACTAGGGCGTTTCACTAAAGAAAATTAGAGAAATGACCAAAAAAAAATTGTCTCATCACGAAAGTAAACAGGCTATCCAGCAAATAATTGGATGGACTCCCCCTGCTTTTCATCAGGCGTCGGAATGCTACGTATCCTTCAAGGCATTCGATCCTTGTATCAATACAATGCGCCTGAAGAAGATTATGCTTAACCATATTAAAGGAAAGCGAAATCAAAGAGCTTACGGAGAAGAACTCGTTAAGCGTCTTACACAGAAGCTTCTTGACGGATGGAATCCGTGGATCGAAGAGTCATACCCGGAGGAGTATGCTCTATTTAGTGACGTGTGCGATAAATATAAAACATATCTCGCCAAAATTGCTAAAGAAGGTGGCATAAAGCCTGGAACCAAATGCAATTACGAGTGCAAATTGTCGTTTATGCTCAAATGGGTAGAGAAAGATAAGAAGATTACTTATATCTATCAATTTAACAAGAAGTTTGTGTGCGATTTTTTAGATTATGTTCTCGTTGAAAGAAATAATACCTTGCGAACGAGAAATAACTATATTGGTTGGCTGAAATCGTTTTCCGGCTATCTCATGGAGAGAGGATATGTTCAGAAGGATCCGACTGAAGGCGTTAACGCCTCGACAAAACTGGGTCCGAAGAATCGAAGCGTCATACCAAATGACGTACTATTGCAAATTAAGTCATATCTAGAAAAGGAGAATAAGCACTTTCTTTTAGCCTGTTATATCCTTCACTACTTGTTTGTTCGTCCTCACGAGATGACTTTTCTGAAAATCAAGGATATATCTAGGGAAAAGAAGACGTTAACTCTTAATGGCTCATATACTAAAAATGGGCATGATGCCATTGTTACTATCCCGAATCATGTCATCGCATTGATGGAAGAATTGGATATTTTTTCAGCTCCGCCCGACTTCTATCTTTTCGGGAAAAAGTTCCGCCCTGGAATGACGCCGATACCGGCTGATAGATTCTCTAGATTCTGGGTCGACAATGTAAAAAAGACGCTGGGATTAAGTGATTTCTATAAATTCTACAGTCTGAAGGATACGGGAATCACCAACATGATTAAAGCAAAAACCGACCTTTTGTCGGTTAGAGATCAGGCCAGACACTCGTCTGTAAAGATTACGAATATCTACACCCCTCAGGATTGCAAAGAAGCAAATCGTGACCTTATTGGGTACGAAGGTGTATTTTAGCATAATGACTGTAGGAGATTTCGTCTCCTACAGTCCTACAATCCTACAGATACTATTAGGATGGCGGAAATCCTTCTATTCGTATGCGCCCATTTTGGGTTGCATATATCTCCAATTCGTATCCGCTATCTAATAATCTAGATATTTCGCTCTCGTTCGGAACATCATTTCTGTCTTCTATTTTTCTATTTAAAATTTCATTTGCCATATTTTTATATTTGATATCGGTATCGAACTTCTTCCTCAGATGAATCGACTGAAAATGCCCCTTAACAGTGAAGTACTTCCAGGATTCCTTATCCAGCTCTTCTTTGATAATCTTTCTCTTCGTGCCATATTCGTTATAATGACTGAAGATGCCCAGGTATGAATTAACCGACTGGATGCATTTCTCGATGTGTTCGATATTTCCAGCTTTTGCGGCATCATTGAGCTTGCGCACAGACTTCCTGTAGTTATTGACGGTATTGTTAACAGAATATATCCTATCCCGCTTAATGATGGCTCCAACAAACCTTACTCCCTTGGAATAATGCTGGAAATAGAATTTCTTCTCATTCAGCCGCAGGCCTAAAGATGCAAGCGTCTCCCTTATCATCGGCATTAAGCGGAGGAGTGTTTCTTTTCTTCTTGCTACCAGCACCATATCATCTACATATCTCACATGATGCTTGCAGTAGTAGTTTATCTTCCAGTCGAGTTTCGATAGCAGGAAGTTCGCAAAGAGCTGGGCAAAGAGATTGCCTATAGCTACACCTCTGTCCTCTCCGTTCGTGAACAATGACTTCCCCTTGGGCAGGAATTCCCAGAGATAATCCGCACTCTTCTTCTCGCAATCCTTTTCGGGATGATGCATAACCACCATGTTGCATAGCCAGCGCAGATCATCCTTGTCATCCCCATGGTAATTCTCAACGATAAAGTCATCTACCATCTTGGCAAGAAGTGGCTTGGAGATACTCATAAAGAATCCCTTCAGGTCGATTCCCATCACGTAGGCATCTTTCGTGTAATTCTCGCTCACCTCCCTGATATCCTGCTGAAGCTGCCTGATACCAGCCAGCTATCCCTTGCCTTTTCGGCAGTTGTATGTGCGGTCAGAAAACTGAGACTCAAACAGAGGTTCGAGTCTCAGTGCAATGTAATGGTGAATAATGCGGTCACGGAACTGACCGGCAAACACCTCTCGATAGCGAGGGTACTTGACAACAAAGCAGATAGATTTGGATATCTTATACTGACGTGAATTGACTTCATCAAGCAACTGAACGAGGTTGTTCATATAGTTCATCTCAAATTCCGTAGCGCCGACTGTTTTCCGCTTGTGACGGCGGCAGTCGAAATATGCTTCTAAGAGTATGTCAAAATCTATCATTTTCTATCTTGCTTTACTTATCTTCCCTTCTTACTTATTTAGTGCTGAAACCGGGCGAACATGACCCTTATTCTGAACCTTATCGTTCCAGTTGTTGAGGTTGCCGTCACTGAAGTTCAGATTCCACGCGTTCTGGGAACTGTTCTCGGTAGTCGCCGCAAATGTCTTGTTCTTAACTATACATGATAGGATGCGGCCCATTTAATAAGGAAGGTTGCTCTCTCGGCTTGACTTATCTTACCGACCCTGGCTTAAACCACTCAAGCTACGGGCTGCTGTCTGGAACTTCTTTCGGCAGCCTGCGCTCGGAGGAGTGATCCCTTCCATGCTGTGCATTGTTTGCCAACACTCTCCCGCAGTCGGAGAAGGTTTGCCAGCTTGCTCGTACCCATTATCCATCTCTGTTCACCTGCAATATCAATCAAGGTTGATATAACTTCAAGGTTCGTCTGAAGCCGTGCGAGATGCTCGATGCGAACATTTAGATCGCCAAGCATATACGCTTTTGCGATGTGATTCAGACTGTCAATAAGCATATTGCATAGCCTGTCTCCAAATATCGGACGCTGTGACTTTGGAAAATTCCTGACCACACCTATTGCAATGTTAAGCATCTGCTTAACATCAAGGTATATTCTCGTCTTGCTTGCCAACTTTGTTGCTGCCATATCTCTCTTGATTGATATTTTCTAATTTGCGTTTTTGGGGTGTCCTCGACTTTAAGGTCGAGGACGATTAACTATTAACAACTAACTATCGTAAAAATGCTGAAACCGGGCGAACAGGACCCTTAGACTGAACCTTATCGAGCCAGTAGTGGAGGCTGCCGTCACTGAAGAACAGACCCCACGCGTGCTGGGAACTGCCCTCGGTAGATGTCCAATACCAGGTCGTCATATCAAGCTGCGCGGCTCCCTTGATGAGTGACAGTGCATAGTTAATCTTGAGTGCATTGGCATACATCATCAGCGCCTCTCCCACGGATGGTAGCCACCAGTAGCCGGCTGTCAGGCCCTTGCCCTTACTGTTCGCACGGCTATATGTCCTGCAATATCCTGGAGCGTATGATGCCGTATTGGTGACGTGCGCAGAGGATGAAGCCTTGATTGCCGCGTCCGTATGCTGACGGCCATTGAAGTCGAGCATAGCGGCAAGGCGGTTGTTTCCGGTAACCTCTGTGGCATAGTTATCATCGTTTCCGTAATTGATATTATCTCCCTGCACGGCCGCACTAGACCACGGTAGGGCTGCGGCTTCTGTAGGAGCTACCACGATGTGACGTCCACCCTCGAAGACTACTACGCCATCAGCCACCTCGCCACTTGATTGGATACTTGGCCAATCATTCGGTTTTACCATCAGCGGATATCCGTCGCTGGTGCGATGATACATGATGAAGATACCGTCGTGTATCTGGTTCAGATTCTTCGTCATATAATACTTCATGCTTGCTGCTGAAGCATTGGTCATAGCCTGTCCGTTTGCAGACAGCCAATCACCGATTTTTCTGGTTTTTATAGCCATAACATTAATATTTGAAGATGATTTTAAATGATTCTACTTATTCTCCTTTTCGCCGATGATTCCAATTACGGCTTCAATGACGCATGGGGCACAGTTCTGCACCACCAGGGTGCGAATAATCTCCGTCTCTCGCTCATTGTACTCTGTATCCGTATTCCCGTTCCACATCTTCGTGGCCAGCGCAGTACCTTCCAGGCCCAAGCCGTTGGCGCGGTTATACACCAGGTTCGCAATATCCTTGCGAAGATTCACTACCTGACAAGATGACTTGTCGATTGAGGTATAGACCTCTACTGTTTCAAAATTGTATTTCATATTTTTTTAATATTTATCAGTTTACAAATCTCACTAGCCATTCCGTTCCGTTGAACCACATCCAGGTTACCTGACCCCTTGTGCCCGAGTGCCATGTTTTGGAACTCGTATTGGCACGAAGGTCTAAAATGTTGTAGTTCTTTGAGGAGAAATAAACCCACTTGCCGCCTCGCTGTATGACAACATAGTGCTGCCCCCATTTAGGAGATTCCGGCAGGGTGAGGGTTATATCTACGCTGCTGTTGTAGCATTCGATGTTGTAATTGTAATCCTGGAGTGTGACCGACTTGTTAAGGCGAACGAAAGAAGGTCTAAGTCCAGCTACATCGCCCGCATGAATCATGATGGCGTGATTGCCCTTATAGGCATCCGTCATATCTATAGCGTCTGCATATTTTCCCCAAGAGCTCTGCAATTCTAGCGCTGCGCAGTAAAAAGGAGACGGGCTGTAATCTAAATGAACCGAGAAGAAACCTCCTACGTTTATCTTATTTTCGCCGCTAGCGACAGACGCAACACGTAGGCAGTAACCATTAGTGCTGCCCAAATCTACGCTATATCCATCACCATTAGCCAGTGCTTTGGCATATCCGAAATGAATATGCTCGTTCGTGAGATACATCTTGTATCCGTCAGTAGAGCCAAGATAGCTAGGTCCTATATTGAATCCTCCGATGGTTCCACTTGTGCTGTGCATAGCTCCATCCTTAGCTACCGAAAAAGGTGCATTTGTGCCTGTTGTTGCTCCTAGCCAAAGTGCATATTTCCCTTCATCAGCATCGCCGCCATGGGGAATGCGGTAGGATCCGAAGACTCCCTGACTGTCTATCAGATTAATCTCGTTGGACCCCAGAAGATTGATCTGCGCATTATCGGCAAGAAGAAAATCCGTCGCTACGAACGTGAAGTTATTGGCAATCTCCCAGCACAGCTTGCCGTATTTCCGGTCTGTTGCCGTCGCTGTTGCCGATGATTCGTACGATACGACGCAACGATACCACTTGCCGTTGAACACACACATATCAAGCCATTTCTCGCCATTGGCTCCTTTGAAGTAGATGTATTTTCCTTCCTCCGGCTGTTTGTGCTGCCTGATGGGGCATCCTGGGTCGCCTTTTGCGCCAGGGTCACCTTTTTCGCCCGGTTCTCCCGGGTCGCCCTTAACGCCCTGCTCCCCCTGCTGACCCTTGTCGCCCTTATCGCCTTTGCTGCCTTTAACGCAAGACCACTCGTAGTCGCTCCAGTTGTTAGAGTCATCATGGGTCTTGTCTATCATTATGCCAACATAATCGTATGACGCTCCGTTGGGGTTCTTGTTCGTGAATCCCGTACCTTTAGCATCGTTTGCCCAGGCGATATGCGTATAATACTGCGTGGCGCTCGTGCCGTTATCACCCTTGATTCTGCCAACATTTTCGAATCCACTCACATGGGTGGCGTCAGCCGCATCCGTTCCGGTATACACCCACAGGTCTCCGTTGATAATGTATCCATCTCCCAGCGTCTGGTTTGAGGTTGGGAGATTTCCGGTTCCTGCGAGCGATCCCTTGATCTTTACGGAGGTTCCGGCATCTCCATCCTTGCCCACATAGGTGAAGTTTATTTCCTGCGTGGTGTGCCCGCTATTCCATGTGTACACGCTTTTAGTCCACAGAAACTTACCCCTGTTGGCTGAGTCGTTCAGATTCGGCATCGACGACTGCCACGAGGATGGATCCTGAGCGTTGGAGGTGAGTGCGTAGTACCTTTCCGTCTTGACAATTCTGGGAACATCGCCCTTATCGCCCTTTTCTCCCTTTTCCCCCTTCAGGGAAAAGGAGATATTGCCCGTGCATCTTGCAAGTTCCTTTGTCATAAGCGTATCATTTATAACCCGTAATCACGTATGAAGCGCCCTTATAATCTCTGATGCCCGCCTCGGTCACTGTGAATGTATTGCCCGATTTGGTAACTGCGCCATTAATAGGAACACCCGCCTGACTAAAGAGTGACATTTCGAATGTGACTCCTTCTTCGTCAGATGTAGACCCACGCTTGCGCATACAGGGCTTGTATACAATCTTTCCGCCCGAATTCTGGATGAAATTCTCCGCCACAGGGTTGTCGTTGCCGTCGGTAGGGTTCGCGAAGAGGAGATATTCGTCTGATACGTCGTTGATGGTCTGCGTATCCGATGCGTAGAAGTTTCCGGTCTTGTAAGCTTCGCACATCACTAGGGTGGATGATTCCACGTCCGTCTCCTTCACCGTAAACGTAGCCTGTGCGCTGTCTTGCTTGAGTATCCATCCGTTTTCTGAGTCCGGCAGATACCACTTGAAGGTATATCCTTCTGATGTAACCATCGTTCCGTCGATTACTTGTGCCTTCACTGTGCAGCTTCCGCCCTTCTCGGTAATAGCGAAGAGGTTCTCTTCTGATGTAGGCAGGATGTTGACTCGCTTTGAGTCCACTACACCCTTGGCGATATGCACCGGATACATAGACTTCAAGTTCAGGTTGGTATTCGAGAGAGAGATACTGGTAATGCATTCTATATTGAACGAATCGCCGCAGTTCACTCCAATCAGATTCTTGTTGACCCGAAGCGTAGGGTTTCCCTTGGAATCTACCCCCTTCGTAAAATGACCGGTCACTCCGCCGAAGGAATTGGCAGATGTTCCGGTTCCGTCGAACGTCAGAGCCACGCCTGCTGCATACCAGGTAGCCACGCCCTTTGTCAGGTCGAAGGAGTTGCCGGCGCCCTGCATTGCGCTGAACGCCTGCATCACCAGCTTGGGCTTCACCGCACCATTAGCCTCGAAGTTCGGGGATATGTTGCTAGGCGAATTCCACTCTCCGTCATAGTTCTGATATACATCTCCGGTAGTGCATTGCAATATCGGATTAATCGTCGTACCGTCGCTGGTTACGACAATCTGGCCCGTAACCGAAGCCTTACTCATTTGTCACCTCGCTTTCTTCTTTAATTTCTTCTTTGGTATCTTTTACGGATTCTTCCTTAGTCTCCGCCTTACTCTCCTCCTTAGCTTCCGAACCTGGTGCCGAACCGGTATTCAGATGCTTATCCTTACCTCGGGTATCTCCCTCTCCTCCATATTCCACCGGTGTATAGCAGTAGGCGGGCGATTCTGCCGTGCCCTTAATTTCCGCCAGGGCAGAATACTCCTCAACGAGAGAACCGCCTACATTGGCAGCTCTTTCTTTGAGATTCTTTCCCTTTACACCATTCAGCTCGCTCTGGTAGAGCAGGCAGTTGCCGTCACTTGTCATTGTGAGCGGAACCCCGCTCTTGATGATCTCCTTGGCCATTTGCTTGGTAACCTTTACATAATACTTCATATTTGATATTTTTAAAAAAGTTCAACAAAACATTATTTTCCGGAATCGATTTCTCTTGCTATGAGGTAGTTTCCGTCATCATCAACCAGGGCGTTGCCGTTTTCATCGGTAAGCAGCTCGTATGCGCCTCTGTCCTGGATAGTCAGGCGGATGCTCTTTTTCAGCGCAAAAGGGCACATGAACGTCTCCCCATAGCCGAGATCTTCAACGCTCTCCGTCATTGTCACCACACCGTCATTCACGGTCTTTCCATACGTCACCCTCTGCCATTTGGCTCTCGCCACATTATTCCATGCAGATGGATTTATTACCCCATTACTGTCACTTACGATAGCCTGGCAGCACACACTTGCCGTATCAGCGTTGAGACCGATGGTGCTGCCCACAAACTTGGCTGTCAGCGGCGGGATGGTCCGGTTGATATAGGTAACCTTTCTGGCGTCTGCATCTCTAGGCGATGAAGGTATGCTGCCTTCGTATATGTAGCAGGCTCTTATCTCGTATCCGATGCCTTCGCCTATCATATCACAGTTGATGGTGATAGAGGTAATCTGTCCGTTATCCGCCTTCGTCATGGCAGTAATCTCGAAATTCTCGGCATCGTCAAGCGAGGAGATGAGCTGCTTCGTTCCGTCATCCAGGATGCGATACCACCATATTCTCGTCTTGCTGTCAGCCGACTTATCCTTTGCACCCACCATAACTCTTGCGTTGAGCACCTTGGTGCTGGAGTGCCTGAGCGGGTTCCATAATACGGTAGGTGCGCTGTCCAGCATAATCTCCGCTCTCGCATTCGTACAATCTTCCAGATAAAGCGGCTTGTTGGCGATGAAGGTGTATTTGTATCCACTCACAGGGTCTGTCCATGACGCCTCGAACCGCATACTTCTCGGTTTGTTTATCCGCGAGTTCTCCTTAACGTAGAGAGTACCCTTGTCGAGACCATCCACGATGGCTTCGTAACCATCTACCACGCTGGAGTTCTCGCTGGTAGCCACAACCACTATTCCAGCTTCCGTCACCTCCGACCACGAGAAGGAGTCGAGCATGCCGTTGCAGTTGGTAGTCTCCACGGGATTATCTGGATCGATAAGATAACAGGGCGGAAACAGCGTACACGGTCGGATGGTGTAATCGGGAGAAAAGGTGTTGGCGATACCGTCGTACTGCTGGCGGTTGATGATATTCCCGACAATATCAATGCGGCAAGACTGAGAGTAGGCCGTGGCCTGTATCTCCATCCTCTTGTCAACACTTACTGCTAAATCTTTTGCCATATAATATTTCCATTTAAAGTTTAAAGCATAACATTAAAAAACAACATTCACGTCTTCTGCATACATGGTCTCTCCATCCTTGATTTCCGCATCACAACGGAAGGCTACCGAACCTACCCTGTATGCAGCGCTGCCCAGATCTTCATAGGTCAAGTCCACCGATAGCCCGCAGTTGGCATGAGCGAGAGTCCATTTATTGTCGGCATCCACGTCTCCGCTGTCTCTCGACCATACCACATTCACCATTGAATCCGTCACGTCCTGATTGTACAGCCTTCCAGTGACCGATAGCGCGGTAAACGCCTTCCAGCTTCCATCTTCGTTCTTCTGCATGAGGTCGGTCAGTCGGAAACTCCACAGTTTCGAGGATTTCATTTCGAGCGTAAAAAATGGATTACCCTCTACGAACGCCCATGCCGTGGAAGAATACGTAGGAGGTTTCGTGGTCTTGTCTTCCAGGCATTTCCACTTGCAGCCCAGATAGTATACGGTATCGATGACTCCTTCTCCGTTGCGGTACGGGTCTTTTCCCTGCGCCACAGTCAGGCTCCATGCTCCACGGTCTCTTGTTGTGTAGATAGGATTTCCGAGATAATCAATCTGCTGGAAAGAAGCCGCCACCATCCATTTGGCGTAGAAAGCACCATCCCTCTTGTCGGCAGTAGGAAAATCCTTGAACACGAATGATAGTGCATCCGGAAGCTTTCCTATTGCAAGAGAGTAATTCGTCTTATCGATGATAGGCTTGGTCACATGGTCGAGCCAGACAAGCAATCCATCAGATGATGATATATACCAGCAGCTCTGCCTGTCTTCGTCCACGGCGTTGCCCCAGCGGATTAACCGGGCAAGCTCGCAAGGAGGATGATTCACTCCAGAAGGAACCTCGCTATCGGGATAGCAGACCACAGTAATGGTGTTTGCAACGGTGTTCACCGAAAGAACTCTCAGCCACATGTCGTAATACTTGCCATTCTCAGCTAAGGTATTGATGGAAGCTAAGACAACATCGTTCTCCCTGAACGCCGTAAAGTCACCTTCCCATCGCTTTTGAAGCCCCAGCAAATAGGTGGTATTGCCGCCTTCAGATGTTGAAGGAATCTCGCTTACGCTCTCAATCAGTCCGCTCTCCGTGAACACAAAGTTGCTTTCCATCGCCGTCTGGCGGTTCACGATAAGCTCCTTGGCGATAACAGAGCTTCGTACGGTAATCGATTCCACCTCAGCGTTGCCCTTTTCGTCTATCAGTGCCCCTTTGCCATCAGTCATGCCCGATACGAAATCTCCGAACTTTGCACCTTTGGCAAAGGTAATGAGACCCCTGGCCACATCCTCGATATCCTTGCGCAGGATCTTCCGGCTAGCCTTGCCATTTTCAGAAAAATCATCGGCTTCATCGGCAGTTCCAGCCTTCAGCTTCTCTCCACGGTAGGTGAGATACTGGTTGTATCCAGAGAGAGCCTCAAGCAGTTCGATGTTGCTGTGCTTGTGCCCAATGCCTCCTCCGCCGTTGTAGGAATCCGACAAGTCTCCCACTAGCTGAGTGAGGATGGCCGAGAGCGTGGTTACTCCCCATTCCTCGGAATAAGGATTCTGTACCGGGAATAAAGCCCCGCCGCTAAGCGTAAGTCTGGAACATTCAACTAAGCGCGGGGCGATAGTAAAATTTCCCAGATCCGGCAGATGGATATCCATCTGCCTGAAACTGCCCTCCCTGGCTCTCGATAGGTTCAGATAGGGTCTTGCGTCTGAGTATCTGTATGTGAAACTGTAGTTGGAGGGAAGCTCCTTCGCCTCGTAGCTCACATCACTCTCTATCACAGTAATTTTTCTCAGTGAAGTGCCCTGATATACATACTTGCCCAGGCTAGGGAAGAAATCGAGCAGCCATTGCCGCTCTTTCTTGTCCAGGAATCCCGTATTCTTCTTGAATTTTCGGGTAGTATCTACACGGTATTCTTCAGAATCATCATCGATCTCTGCTACGTTATGTGTATGCTCGGCAGTATTCTCGCTGTTGCCGTAAGCCCTGAAGCAGTCGATGCCGCCCAGTGAGTTCTCGAATAGGAACCATTCCTCTTCCTCGCTCTTCATATCGTCTGCGTAATACCGCTGGATATAGGTAAGACGGTCGCCATCTTCCCGTTCTACCCATACATCATAGTAGGATGGCAGGATATCGCCACCTATAGCCTTTGCGATGATGGCATACTGCACCGGAACTGTATATACGTTTCCAGCCTCCAGCAGGGCGAGCTGCACCGTCTTCTCGGTATATCCTGTCCCGTTCCAGAGATAGGCCTTGCACTTCATCTCACAGTCTTCCACGGCGTAATAGGTAAGAAATTCCGGAGAGTAGTAGGTCACGGCCTTTACCTGCGGCTGCCAGGTAAGAAAATTCGACTTCAGGAAGTTGTCGGCAGAATCGGAGAGTCTATCCACTCCGGCTCGGATTACGCCGAAATTAATGACCTTTGCCTCTGATTCATGCCCTACTTCATAGACTTTTGCCACGAAATTCTTCTTGATGTCGGGTTGTTTGTACGGGGTGCTTTCGTCCTTTACCTGCAAACTGAGCAAAGGAAGGATGATATCCTTAACATCTACCGTCACCCTACCCTTGCCATTCGGCGAGTAGGTGTGCTGCACGATGTTCTCGGATGCACCATTATATTTGAGCACAAATACCACGTCTGTCTTCGAGCTGCTGTATATCTCGAAGGCATTCATGGAGCCTACCATGCTCAGTGCGTCTGGATATAATAATACCTGTATCATCTTAATCTTGTTTTACTGCAAAATTAAGACAATACAGGTATAAAGCAAAGGACCGAAAGTCCTCTATATCTCCACACACTCCAGCCACGCCGTGGTGCAATGGTACACCCATTTGGAGTGACGGAACATTGTTGCATGTCGGGTCTTCTGACTGATATACGCCTTCTGTAGGCCGTATTTCTGCCCCACATACTCGGCTGAAGGAAGAGGAGGATAGATAATCTTGAAGGTGCGGTCTTTATCGTCGCCCGAATTGTTGTACGCACTCTCCGAAACCTCCACCGTTTCTTCATGGCCAACCCATTTATATCTACAGCTCATGGCTGGCATTACATCTATCATCCGCGAAGCTTCATGTATAGGGGTAGTCAGGGCGATGGTCCTCAGTTCGCTTTCCGCTGGCTCGCTTTTTCCTCCGAGGGTAAACTTCAGCTTGTTAAAAAAGAAACTTACGCCACGGATCACTACCTTGGCATAGGATGCCAGATTCTGCTTCTGCGACTGGGTGAGCAGCAACTTCACCTTGAGTTCCTGAAGTGAATTTCTCAGGAGGAGGTCATACTGGCGGTAGAACTTCTCGAAGATACCGTCGTCTCCGTTGTACACCAGGGCGTAATCGAATATTCTTCGATAGAGTTTCTCCTCGGAAGCATGAGATGGCGGACCGAACCGGTTGTCGTATTCATAATGGATATCATAGGCCGTAACGGTTCCGCAGGGCATCCCATCGGTTGATACGTAGGGGAAGGCAAGCATCACCGGAGTGGTAACTGCCTCTTCCTCGCTCTCTGAATTATCTTCCGTGGCCACCTTCATTGATGAGTTAAGTGTGGCATAGCTGCCTATATAGAGGTATCTGCCCATATCCCTGGTGATAGTCTCACCGTTTGCCGACTGCCTATACTGAAGGGTTCTCGTTTCCGGAATCATTTCCGGAATCTCCACATCCAGGGTATCGGTATCATCCTCACCGGTATCATAGCTCTGCGAACCCTCGCCTATCTTCGACTTCACATGATAGTTGCCCGAATATCCGTCCTTATAGAAGCAGCCATCCACCTTGTCGAAATAGGCGCCCGAATTCTTGGCCAGCATATCCTTCAGATCGTCGTAGCTGTCCTCGGCATCGCTGTCTGCCTGATGCTTCGCCCGCAGCACCACACGCTTGTAATCAGATGCCGTCTTATAAGATAAGGTGGGTTCCTCGGTCATCTGGCGGGTAAGGTCTGCCACGGGTGCACTATCCACCACTTCACGGAGGAAGATGATGTCGGCTGTATGGGTTCCCTCGTCAGAAACGAATTCGCAGAGGAACTTTTTCCGAAAAACTGAGAGAAGCTCAGATACCGACACATCGGGAAGAAGATCTTCGATGCGAATATGCCCGTTTACCATCACGTCTATCACGTTGTTCACCAGAACCATCTTACTGAAGGGTTCTGTGCGGGTGAAGAAATTTTCCTTCAGCTCGTAGCCGAAGTAGCTGAATATCCGCTTGAGCACGTAGTTGGCACGGATAAACGGGGAAATGTAGTAACCCCTGGACAGGCTCACCGGTATCTCGTTCACATACTCGGTTCTGCTAGCCTCGCCCTGAAACATGGCATCGCTCTTGTTATACAGGCAGAAATCCCACGCCCATGGTGCATCTACGTATTCGTAGCCTCCGGCATCCTTGAACCTCCAATACTTGGCATCCTTCAGCTGCTTGATGTCGCCCCAGGCATTCAGTATCTTGTAGTTGTAGCCCGTATCCTTGCCGGAATCATCGGTAAGCAGTACGGGGAAGATGTCGTAGTTCTCGTTACTGCCACCGATGAGCGACCGGCAGAAGTCGATGCACTGGTCGATGGTGCTGCATCCCGGTACCATCTCGTCCTTGAAGATGCTCTTCAGCTTCACGTTCTGTATCTTCGAGTAGAAGGATCCGTCGTTGATGTAGAACGAGGATGAGATATTTCCCTTATGCTGCGCAGAGAGGATGATTTGCCGGCATTGGGCGAAATATTCTCCGTCCTCGATGCTCACGTTCGTAGCCACCATTTTTTCTCTCAGGCCGAAGGTGTCAGGGTATCCCAGTATCATGCGGTTGTAGTCGCTTGCCGGAATATCCAGAGGAGAAGTGCTCTCCCCGTAGTCATTGAAGAACGGGTTGGTGCGTTCCACCTCCAGCTTGGCAGATTCGCCAAGCTGGTAGGCCTTTCCTTTATCAAGATTCGTTATTTTCATGTTCTGAAGATTTTATTTCTTGGCAAACTTCCTTGCCTGGTTTCTCTGTTCCTGCTTGGCATCGAGGTCAGAAAGCGCCACGTAGGCGCGGATTCCGTTGTCGCGAAGTTCCCTGACCAGTGCCAGGAGCTCCTCATTACTGCGTCCCGACGCAGGAATTTCCGCATCCCGACGTAAGAATTCCTGCGTCCCGACGTAGGAATCAGCCCCGCTAAGACTTGGTACGGAGCGGGTACGGAGCAGGTCCCTGTTCAATACTTCCACCCAGTGCCCTGCCCTGCATGGCCATCAGATACTTGCTCATGTCGAAGGTTCTTATCTGTCCGGCACGCTGGGCTGCATCCATCAGGCTGATGAGCGGGGCGATGGTAGGATTTTCCAGGGCTGCATTCGATGCCACCCATTCCTTGCTTCTGCCCTTGGGACCCTCGCCCACGATGACGGTAGGCTTATCGATGTACCCACGCTTGCCAGGCGAGAATTCGGCATTGAAGTGCTTGCCGTCCTGTTCACGCTCCACGTCGATGCGTCCACCACTCTCCCGGCCGCTTGCCACTCTGGAGGTGGAAGCAGAAGAACTTCCGCTGCTTCCGTTAAGGGTCATTCGCTTCACCTTCTGTCGCTCAGCATTGGCCACGGCAAGCTGGGCTGCACCCGTCACGCCCATCAGGGCTGCGGCTACACTTCCGGCTATCGGACCCATCTCGCTGTATGCCTTCATGATGGAGGTGGCCGTATTCGAGATGATCTGAGCTGCCTGCATGGCGAAGTTTACGTCTGCATACTTCTTCTGTATCTTCAGCTTCTCGTTGGCTTTCTTTTTCTCGAGCTTTTCCTGAAGGGCGGTGTTACCCTCGGCTGCCTTGATTTCGGCATCATACTTGGCATCCACGTTTGCCATCTCGGCATTCTGCAATGCACCCACGGCGTTACTGAAGAGTTCGGTGTAATACTGCGCCTGCTTCATGAAGGATTCCTTCTTCATCTGCTGCACCTTCTTCTCGTATTCCTCCTGGGTGATATACTGGTTATCGAGTGCCTGCTGAAGCTGCGTCAGCTGCTGGTCGTATTCACTCTGCTTGTCGAAGCCGAGAGCCTGCCTTGCTTGCTTCTCCTTGTCTGCCTGCTCGGCCAGCTGGGCTACATGCTTGGCGGTATAGTCAGAGTCTATCTGCGCCTGGGCATCCTTGTATGCCTTCTCCAGCTGGGCGGTATCCTCGCCGTTCTGCCTTGCCAGGTCGAGTGCAGCCTGATAATATCCCTTCAGCACTTCCAGTTTCTGGTCGCGCTGCTGCTCCAGGGTCAGTTCCTGCTCTGTCTCGCCCTGCTCCATCACCTTGGCAAGTGCGTCCTGGTAAGCCTGTTCGGCTGCCACCTGCTGGTCGAAATGTGCCTGCTCTGCCTTGCGCTGGTTGTCCAGCTGCTTCTCCTGGAGTGATTTCTTCTTCCCGGCATCCTTGATGTCGATGTTCTGCGACTGCTCGCTGTAGGAGGTCTCGATGGCGAGGATATTGGCTGTATGCTGGGTCTTCAGCGCCTGCATGGCAAGGTCGTACTTCTCCTGGGTGGTCTGCTTCTGGGCGAGAGCCATGTTCCAGTTGTTCACGTCCTGCTGGTAATCCTGGTTGGCGGCATCGATATCAGTCTGTCGGTTTTCTGAAAACTTTTTCGATGCAATATCATCAGGGTTCGGGGCTGATGATGTTCCGGTGGTATGGCCGCCGCCCGTTTTTCCGCCACCATTGCCACCGATGCCACTGCCAGGAACCTCGGGTTCTGAAGCTTCCTTCACGGTCTGGTGCATGATGTCTTCACCGTAGGCGTTACCGATGATGCCAATCTGCTTGTCAAGCTGCTTGATTCCTTCGGTAAGTGATTCTACTTCTGACTTAAAACGAGAGACGGCATCTACCTGCGTGTTTCCGGTAGCGCCCCATGAGGTGGTATATTGGAAGCCACGGGCATTCTTGGCATCAGCCAGACGGTTCTTCGCCTTGCTGAGTTTGATAGTAAGGTCTGCACGCTGCTCGGCGAGTTCCTGGATCTGCTTCTTGGCGCCCTGCACCTCGTAGAGCCTTACCAGGCTATTGATGTAAGCCTTCAGTGCCTTGTCTGATGCCTTGAATTTCTTGGTGGTCTGGTCGATGGTGGCATTGTAATGAGGAACAATCCTGTTGAGTGCCTCGGTAGCCTTGAGTCGCTCGTCCATGGAGAGTTTCTCGTCCTTGGCCACCTTGATCAGGTTCTCCAGCTTCAGCTTTTCCTCCACTACCTGCTTCTGGGCTTCTGCCTTGATGGCATTGAGTGCCTTCTGCGACTGAGCTGCTGCATCGGCTGCCTTCTTCATCTCCCACAGCTTCATGGCAAGGAGGGCTACGCCTGCGGCTACCAGTCCGAAGATGTTGGCCTTGGTGGTAGTATTGAGGGCTGCCATTGCCGTCTTGGCCTTACCCAGCTGAAGGGTTAGCCCGTAGAAGGCCACCTTTGCTACATTGATCAATACATTACCCGTTCCGAGAACCACGTTCCATGCCTTATGAACGAGGACGATTCCCTTGGTCATTGCCAGATGCAACTTTTCGGCATTAATCACGGCAAGCTGAGCCGTCTTGAAGGCGGTATAGGCTACCACCAGGGCGAGGATGGATTTCCGGTTCTCCACCAGCCAGGAGATGAGGTTGATGATTCCTACCTTGGTTTCGGCGAAGAAGTCTTCATAGGATTCCGTGAGCGGAAGCAGCTGCTCTCCCAGCCGTCTCTGGGCGTTCTCCCACTCGGCCGTCTTCTGTGCTGCCTTGTCGGCTGCGCTGATGTAGGTATCTCCTGCCTCGGCAAGCTGGGTATCCACAATCTCTGCCACAGCCTTCATGAAGTCGCCCGTCTCCTTGGTCTTCTCGGAGATTTCCGCTGCCGAGATGCCCAGGTTATCAAGAATCATCGGAGACTTGCGACCCAGACCGGTTACGATGCTGTCGGTCATGTAATCTACCGACTGCCCCGTCTGCTGCGCCTTCAGCTGTGCAAACTGAAGATATTTGCCCAGGTCTTCCAGCGGAATGCGGAAGTCCTTCGCCTGCACGGCGGCGGTCATCAGCTGCACATCGTTCACCGTGCCCTTGGTTGCCTTGCGCAGGTTGTCCAGCAGATTCGGGTCATCCATGGCATTGAACGCCTTGGTAACACCATCTGCCTGGGCTGCCATCTCCATACCTGCCTTGGCAGATTCTGATACGAATTCCTTCAGTTTGTCTGCTTGCTGACCGAGGAAGTCAGCACCTTTTGCCATCATGTTTCCGAGAAGGAATCCGTTCACCTGGTCGCTTGATGCAATCTCCTTGAAGCTCTTGGCATTCTGCTTCAGCTCAGCCATGCGCCCAGAAACATCCCTGAGCCTCTGTTCCAATGCGGCGTAAGCTTCAGGGTTGAGCGACTGGGCGGTATCGTCAAGTTCGCGCTGCAACATCTTCTGCTGCTTGCGAAGCTGGTTCATCGTCATATCCAGAACGTCAAGCTTCTGCGTCTGGTCGGTGATATCCTTGGTGGTTTCCCTTATCTCCTTGCTCGTGGCACGATACTGCTCGGCCATGTTCTTGTACTCCTTGGTATTCTTCTTGCCAGCAGCTTCCATCTCTACCATGGATTTCAGCTGCTGCCTGTTGGTGGTCCTCAGACTCATCAACTTATTCTCCAGTTTCTTGATTTCCTGCTGAGCCTTCGATGACTCCACGTTCACAATCAGCGAAATCTGGTCTTCTGATAAATGCTTGTTGGCCATAACTTATGATTTTTGGGGATTGAGTGAATTTTCAAGTTCCTTTCTGATTCCGTTTCTTACCTCATCATTGAAACCATAGCGAAGCTTAGGGAACGTTTCGTGATACAATACGCCCCAGACTACGCGGTTATAGAGTGCCAGGTTCCTGCGCTTGAACTTGGCGATACGGTCGTTTCGCTGGCGATACTGCATATCGAGGAAACGGAGATAGGGAAGGATGCGCACGAAGATGGTGCGGTTCTCGCCCGATATCTGAGTGTCGAACGAGTGGGCAGAAAGCGTGGTGAGAAGTCTTCCGGTGCGACGCTGGAAGTTGTTGCGTACCACGTTCTCCTGGGTGGAGTATATCTTCAGGATGCCTTCCTGAAGAGTCTCGTGAACAAATTTCTTTTTAACAAGACTGTCTGTTACCATATTCTTTGTACATTACTAATTAGTAATGCAAATATAGTAACAGACAGACAAAGGGCAAAGGACTATCTACAGAAAGCCTTATATACCGGAATACCTATAATAGGTGTAAGCACGGTACACAGGAACAGATAAACAAGCCACATTACCGGCATTCTGGAACCCACTACGAATGGTCCCACCATCAGTGCGATGACGAACGATATGAACATGATAAAATCAAAAAACTCCATAATCTCTATATTTTAATATGTTATTACTTCTCTGGGTGCAAAGATACACCGCTTTTTCCGAAAAACCAAATTTTCGGGAAAGAAAAAAGCGGCTACCCTCACGAGCCGCCGCCTTTCTGTCTCATCAATTATTTATGTGTTTCCTAATAAATGAGAATTATTCACTAAAAACATCGATTGTATTATGAAATTAACCAAAAAAATCTTATTTCTTGCGATACTCCCGGAATGCCTCGTAATCCTCCTTGCTGATCTCGAGACAGCAGCAGATGTGAGCGTTCTTGAAATCGAGATCCTCCTTATATTCGGAATTCTCGAAGAACGCACGAGAACGAATAAGGGCATCCGCCAGCGGGAACTTGTCTCCATCCGTCTCTACCACGAAGTCCTTCTTGCAAAGTACATTACCGGTCTTGAGAGGAATAGAAGCCTCTGCATAGAAGTACTTGCGTGGCTTCTCTCCGGTGAGAAGCTCCGTAAGCTTCTCGTGCATCTCCTTCAGCTGGGCATCGGTAATGCCGGCAATGTACATGCCGTTCATGCTGAGCATGTGTTCGCGCTTTGTCACGCCGAAGTCGTTAACCTCGCACTCATCAAAGATAGGGTGCATTCTCTCCTCGTTCAATTCAGCAGCCTTCTTTGCTGCATCTGTATTCTGATTGTTCATAATTTACTAGTTTAATTATTATTCATTGTTACTGATTTCCACTTGGCTAGAGTCATATTGCATGGCTTAGCCTCTTCAGCTCCATATCGAAGAGTATAGTAGCGATGATTATACCATCGGATAATTGTCTGCTTGTGTGGATCATCATCGAAGAATGCGACTGATGCCACAACACCGTTGTCTCTCTGAAATGTAATTTCTACCTTACTGGCATTTATTTTTCTGCCTTCGGTAGAAAAGAACTGGCAACTCTTAATCTCCTTGGCTGTCAGCTTGGCGATACGTCTTCTGTAGTTTCTACTCTTCTTCATCACTCATTCCTCCTTCCTTGATTCTGGTCCAACCTGGATGAAGGAGTCCTTCCTCGGCTCCCGTGAGTACCCCCCCGAATTTCTGTAAAGCTCGAAGATGTTGTGGCGCTTACTCTGAATCTCCTCGTTGGCAGAAGACCAGCGGTTCTTGGCCTCGGCCTTGCCTACATTCTGCTTGCGGCCGGCCTCGTTGCGCTGTTTCTTCAGCTGGCGAAGGGTCCGCTCGTAATACTCCTTGGCTCTCTCGTAGTCCTCGCGGGCTTCGCGGAGTTCATCGTTTGCCTGGTGTTCCTCCTCCAGTATTTTGGTCAGGGTATCATCGTACTCCTGCTTAAGGTCGGATATTTCGGTGGCGTAGGCTGTTCTCGCATCCGATAGCTCGATGGTGTTGAATTTAAGCAACGTGTGAAACTGCTCCGTGGTGAGCGGCTTGTCATTCGCCCCGACACCTTCATTCTTGCCAGGCGATGGCACATTATTGCCATCCTGCTGGGCATTTTCCTGCCATGGTGTGGCATAATTCACTTCTTTCTGTGTACCGATATTGTTTGTCTGCTGATCTTTCATAATCCTATATATTTAAATTTTAATCTTCTATTTGTTATAATTCTTGTTTGTTTATCACGATAGCGACAGTTCCCACGCCCGTACCACTCTTCTTGAATGCGCCTTCCTCTATCTCGTAAACCTGGGCGGAAACTTCTTCCAGGAATGCGCGGAAATCCTTGCATGCCTTTTCCGAAGCCTGCTGCCAATGCCTGGAAGTAATGGCTGCCACGGTTCCACCGGGCTTGAGATCATGATACATCTGCATCACGTGCCTGATGTCCTGGTTCTTCGAGAAGGGTGGGTTGGCTACTATCAGGTCGTACTCCGAAGGGTGCTCTACCTGGGTGAAGTCGTCGCCTAGCAGGCGGATATGATCCAGCTTGGAAAGCTTCTCCTTATTCTCCGGCATCAGCTCGTAGCAATCTACTACCACGTCCGGCTGCACCCTGTGGATGGCATCGATGATGGCTCCTGTTCCTGCACTAGGCTCCAGAACCTTACAGTCGGGACTGAAATCGCCTGCCAGCGATACCAGCCAGTCGGCAACCTCGGGTGGCGTGGCAAAGAACTGGAAGTCCTTGGCCAGATTGCACCGCTTGCCCTCCATCAGTATGCCTGCCACTCGGGAGGCATCGAAGTCGAAGCTGAAGCCCTGTACCTTGCCGCCCGTCCACTTGCCGCCGGCTTCCTCTATCCAGAGCTTCACGTCGGCATAGGCCTTCTTGCTCAGCTGCACATTGGGCAGATAGAGTATATTGTCCTTGAACGTACATTGCTTGAGGACTTCCTCTGCTGACAGCTTCTTCCCGTCCTGCTTGCCGGATTTGCCGTCATTGCTTTCGGTGAATTCCGGTGCCAGCAGATGCAGCAGCTTATATACGAGTTTCTCGTTAACGCTCTGCATACGGCTGACTGCCTGCAATACTTCGCTGAAGAATGCGGTATCTACGTGACCTGTAACATCGTAGATGTCCACTCCCTCGAACGAGTCGCACAACGTGTGAAGATTCTCTGTGCTACCACGTAACATTTCTATTAAAGTCTCTTTGTTGCTCATCATAACTTTTCTGTAAATAAATCCTTGTAGTATCTATGCTACCGTGCCCCAGGAGGTCGGCAAGCTGCACGATGTCCTTGTTCTTCTTCAGATACATCTTGGCAAAGAAGTGACGGAAGGCGTGGGCGTGCATCTTCTTGCTGTCGATGCCCACATGCCTGCCCCAGTCTTTGAGATTTTCCGAAAAACCACGCTGGTTCATCGTCTGTCCATATCGGTTCAGGCAGATAAGGCCTTTCTTGCCAGTCTCCTTAACATAGTCCTTTACCTCGCGCTGCAGCTCCTTCTGGAAAAAGAACCGGCGGTACTTGCTGCCCTTTCCTTTCAGCACCACTTCGCCATGGACGATGTCCTCCCACGTGAATTTCATGAACTCATGCAGTCGGGCACCTGTGGTGGCGAGTATCCTCACAAAGAAGTAATAGTCTTTGTTCGGCTTCGCCTTCAGATAGGCCAGCAGCGCCTCGTATTCCTTCTCCGTCGGCACGTTCTCTACAGACAACGTTCGCTTGTGCTTGCGCCGTTTGACCGATATGGGCTTCTTGACGAATTCGGCAAACTTCTCGAATCCCGATATGCGAAGATTAATGGTATTCGCCTTCTTGCCCTGGTCTTCCATCGTCTTGAGATAACGTTTCACGTTCTCCGTGCTGAAGTCATCTGCATACTGATAGAAGAGTTTCATGGTCGTGACGTAGCTTTCCTGCGTCCTGTGCGAGAAATCGAACTCCTGGGAGAGCCAGTTGGCAAAAGCATCGAGCTTATGTTTATTGCGCTCGGAAACCACAGATTTCTTTTCCAGCGCCTTCACCTGCCTCTTCTTTCTGTTGTAACCGACACCCAGAAAAGTCAGGAAGTCGAGTACACAGTCGGAGGATCCTGGAGTAAGAGCCATATCGGATGCGAAGTTTTGCCTATACAGTTGGTATCCCTTGCGGTTGATACTCTCAGCATGCTCCAGGAAATGGGTGACGTGCTTCACGCTCGCGCCAAGTTTCTGCAAGGTGGCGTTGGCGTTGCATAGATATTCCAAGTATCTGATTAAATACTCTTGTCTTGTTTGTTCCATGAATATTTGCGTTAATAATTCTCTGGGTGCAAAGGTACGGAATTCCTGCCTTTGCACAAAGGACAAACTTGTAAGCCCCGTATGGCTACTTTCCGTCCTCCCCTACCGGGCGCCAATACAGGGCGAAGGTGTTGCACTCGGCGAAGCTGTCGGCATCGCTGCCATCTGTCCAGATAAACGGGATGCCGCCGTCGTAGCGCATGCCGTCGGCAAGCATCGTGCTCTCGTGGCACACATCGGGCGTGCGAGGGTCGTGGAATCTTACCTTGGCTCCCTTCATGAAGCCCTCTGCCACCTTCAGGAACTCCTTCGACTTGTAGATAAACATCTTGCTGCCGAATATCGAGAACTCAAGCAGCCCGCTGTGCGTCATGCCGCATACTCTCTTGCTCAGGACGAAGGCTTCCTTGTGGGTAATGGTTTCCTGGCCTATAGCACTGATAGTTGTCATCGTGGCATCAGGGTAGAAGATCTTGTACTCTTCCAGGCGTTCGTTCGCCTTCTTGGTTATATTCTTCTCAGCCATAGCTACATCACCTCCCCTCCGAAAATGAATCCGCCTACTGCTGCCAAGGCAATGAAGCCCAGAAGGCCTGCCATGGTCATCGCTACCTCGCCATAGGTAACCGTTTCCTCACAGAGGTGCGAGAAGGTCTCGCTCTTGGTATGCCAAAGGCGGCATACCTCTGCCTTCACCTCTTTCTTCAGGGCTTCCACGCCCTCACCTACACTTGCGCCCGCAGGGTTCATGCCCAGCTGATGCGCATTCAAATTAATAGAATTCTGCATAATTGCCATCTTTTAACCATTATAGACCGACCTTGATGTATAGATACAATGGTGGCGGTCACAATCACCGTTGGTTAAAAGATGGTAGCTTTCCCTGAGAAGGGCAAGAATCTTACGGATCATGCAACCGCCATATCGTAAATACCTTTTCCCCGCTGCCGGGAAAATGATACTTTAAAGGCATAAAAAAAGCCCACGGCGTGAAGCCTAGGCGAATACTGTCGCCATCTCAGAGTAGATTACTACTATCTTTTAACCGTCGGCAAAAGTACGAAGAAAATTCGGAACCACCAAATATTTTGCGGGAAAAATTCTCACGATGAGAATAATTAACATAAAAACATGCTGTAGAGCATAAAATCGGGGTGATTTGGGGAATTATTCGGAATCAATCGGAACCAATCGGAATGAAAAAGCCCCCGATGCATCACGCACCAGGGGCTCAAGAGTTCATTTATTTTTTTATGAAACACAACCAATTGTGGTTGCCATTCTTTAAACATACTGTAGAACTGGCTTATCTATCAAGAGACCAGTGTCTATATCTCCTTTTATTTTGGCAATGCCTTGCCTTATCTTTTCCAAGCTCTTAGCCTGCGGCACCTTAATGCCTGCGGCGTACTGTCTGAGCAGTGAAGCGTTCATGCCAATATATTTGGCAAATGCAGAAATACTGAGGGGATAGTAATTGAAGAAAGCTCCGACATCAAAAACGAACCTAAACTCCAAGTCAGGGAATTCCCTGCCTTCCTCCTCAAAGAACTTTCTCTCCTCGTCCCTACAAACATAGAAGTCGTCCATGGCAGCCTGCACCGTCTTACCATCGCCAATGATGCCAAAATTGAGGTCATCGGAATCCTTGCTCATAAAGCAGCTAAAGCCTCCCTTGCCCGACTCCACTACTACTGTAACTATTCTTGCCATACTGTATGATAATAATGTGTAAATCTAATCAAAAGTGTTCTTCTCGCACACCAAGCTTTGATGGAAGAGAGACCTGGGCTAAAGCCCAAGTCTCTGATAGATAGATTTGAGAGTTCCTTTCGGAACCTCTTCAGTTCCATGCCGAGGAACGGCTGAGCATCGTCCATTAGCTGGATTTTGCCAAATGTCGTGTCGGCATCCATGACGAAGCGGAAGGCATCCCACCTTTCTCAACTTCTTGTAAAGTTCATTGTACTTCATCACTCAGTATGTTTAAAGAACACTTTGTCCTTGTTGGACGATGCAAAGGTAACAATAAAGTTACAAACTGCCAAACATTTCGGTAACTATTTTGTTATATTAACTAAACTTTAACATTAATGGGCGCAAAATCCCCATTTATTCTTCAAAAAAGTGTATCTTTGCAGAAAAGAAATGTTTCACCTATTAATATATATAAGGTATGGAAAAGATAATAAGTAACAAGGCGGCCTCCTTTGCCAGCATGGAGCTTGCCAGATATGCACTGGAACGGGCAGACCTGAGAGCCACCAGCATACTGGAGCAGTATCGCAAGTCAACCGACCGCAACTATACGCTGGCAGGTTTCATTATGACGGTGTTCATGGCACTCACGGCTTTCCTTGCCACGGAAAAGATGACCCTGATGCTGATGGCCATCACACTCCCTTTATGGATAGGAACCGGAGCAGCACTGCTCATCCTGTTCTGTAAGGTAATGTGGGTACACGACTTCATGGCATCGGGCGATGATGCCGCCATGATGCTGAGGGATGACCTGGTAGATGTGGCCATGAACAAGGGCCTGCAGAATGAAGGAAAGGCAAACGATGAGTACCTGCACCATCTCGTGATATCATCCATCAGGCGCACCCTTAACGCCACGGAGCATAACCGCGCCTGTCTTAACAGAAGAAACCGTCACGTAAAACGGGCAATGACCGCAATCATTGCCTCGGTAATAGTGAGTGCAATGACTACGGTCATTATGCTGGCCTTATCTTCTCTTGGGATTATCCCCGTGACTTGATGTATCCGGATAACTGTTCGGATCTTCAGAAAACGGCAAAAAAAAGATCCCCGATGCATCACGCACCGGGGGACCGCAACCTAAAAACAAATTATTAATTTTAAAATAAATAGGGCCGCCGAAATCGCTATGATAACGGAATGCTGGCGGCATTTTAAGTGAGAAGTATTAACACACGCCTGTGAGTACTTATAACCATTTTCCTTCTAAATATAACATGAATTTTTCAACGTATGATCTATCCTCTATTTGGCAAAGAGTATAACCTTGGGATAGGAAAGCCGGGTGTGAGGATTCTGGCTCACCACATCCATGCGCACGCCCTTGGTTCCGTAGCGGAAGAAGAGAAACCTCTTAGGAACACGATGGATAATCATCTGAAGGGTGTCGCGGCTCTCGATGCGTGCCGTGAAGCTGTCACCCCTGATGGTTCCCCGCAGGCTCATCCACGGATCGCTCCAGGATACTTGCTGCGGGGACCTTGGATAGGAATGGTAGGATAGAAGCACATTAGAATCCTTATCAGCTTCATCATATATGGAGTCGGTGGTAATGGCGGCATGAATATCCGCAGTAGCTAAAGAGGAAGTCTTGATAGCCGCCACCATCCGACGGGGTTTTATCTTCAGGTCCTTGCTTGTAGCGGCAAGGAGGGAATCGGGGATGCGCTTCAGGCTGGATGGCTTCAGGGACATGGCTGAAACTGATGCCATCGGCTTGCCCGCCTGCGTCTGCCCTATCTCTACCTTGCCGTTGTGCATTAGAACATTCTGATCTTCATTCATGCTGAGTGCCTCCCGCTGCTGGTCGTGACACTCCTTGAGAGCCATGACCATTGCAAGCGGGATAAGCACCAACATGACAACCTTAAGAAAACTAGTAAACCTACTGTCAATCATTTGTAATTAGACAATAATAACCTTAACCTATTTTTTTATGAACTAAAACATCTATGAAACCGTTTACCTGCACCTGCGCTACTTGCACTTCTTCTGCACCGTCTTGATGATGGAAGTAATGGTAGTGAGGTAGGCAGGATCGGTGGCATACTTGCAGCCCACGCCGTCGCATATCTTCCGGGCAAACGTAAGCGGATCCTTGCGGTATGGCCAGGCATCCTTGTAGCCCGACTTCTTGAAGAGCCGTTCATGCTCCTTCAGACAGTCGGCAAGGGAGTCGAAGTCCTTGAAGGCACGTTCTACGGTGTAATACCAAAGGTTCTTGCCCTTCACCTTGCACACGGAGAGAATACGGTCGGGTGCCTTGAGCTTCTGGTCCGGAGTCTTGAAATATTCGTGGGTCTTCACCATGACGATGTCTCCGTCCCACTGGCTACCCTTGGTAATGCCGAAGAGGTTGGCCTTACCGATAACCTTCTTGCCCCATCCCGTCTCAAGCATCGCCTGGGCAGTGACGAAGGCTGCATCTATCTCGGTGTTCGCCTCCTTGGCAGCAGAATATACCTGCTGGGCGAATACGATCTGAGCTTTTGTTGGCATATTATATAATGTATTTATTTATCCTTGGTAAAATCGATTGTCTTCCCGATGTACTCACCGCTGTCGTTGAAGTCCTTCAGCCGCTTCACGAAGTTCTTGGGCAGTATGGGGTATATCGCCTGAATGTTCTCGATGATGGAGAATACCTCCCTTACCATCATGAACACGCACATATAGTCTCCCATCCACTGCATCGGACCCACCACGTTACCGTTGACCGTGGCATGGCTGGCAAAGTTGCTGAGAATCATCAGGAACACATATATTATTATCTTCTTGGTGAACCGGGAGAAGAAGGATTCGCTTGACGCATCCTTGTGGATGAGGTGCTTCCATACGCCAAGGATGGTGTCGATGGCTATGGCCACCGCAATCCACTTGGCAAACTCCCAATCCTGGAACAGATACTGGGTCCCTTCCACCACTACCGTGAGAGGGAGCGACGTGATTGCTATCATCGGTATATTGCGTTTATATTGTTTCATATCATTTCGGCCTTATGATTTTCGACGTTGCAAAGGTACATATTTATTCCGAGGGTGCAAAGGACTGCTGGCGCGCCATCTTGCGGGCCAGATGGTGGGTATCGAGAATGTCGGCGCCCCTGGCTGAGAGCATGAGGGTCCAGCCGTAGCTCTGCAGCTCGGCAGAGACAAACGGGATGATCTCGCAGTTGGTAATGCTCTCGCGGTCCATCCAGTAGAGTCCTTCTGTCTCCACATCTGCCATGATGCGTGCGTGCACCTTGGAGAGCATCTGAAGCGTGCGGTCGTTGACGATGACCCTCTCTAGCATATCGGCATTGCTGGATAGTTTCTGTGCCACCGTTACTGCTATGCGCTGGGTACACTCGAAACTTCTGTGCCCGTCGTCCTGCATATCCACTTCGCCGTAATCTACGAAGAGGAAGGAACCCGTAAGCTTGTCGATGCGCTGCTTCAGCTCATCGAACGACTGTCCATATACGTAGTTCTGGATTTCGGGAACCAGTTCCTTCTCCTTCATCTTGCCGAGGATATCGAGGGTGGTGGCATATTCCTCCATGCTGCTCTCGCCCTTGGTGGCGATGCCCTTGATGATGCCGGAGTTCTGGGGGAACTTGGCAAAGTATGTAAATAAATCCAATAACATAAGCTTTATATTTTTGTCGCAGGAAGGTTTTTCCTGCCCTGGTTAAATAATCTTTTTCACTATCTCAAGCGGCAGCCCCACCTCGTTGGCTATCTTCGCCACGTCCATACCGGCAGCCCTGAGAGCCTTTACGCCATCGATGGTCTTCTTGCGGAGGATGCGGAGATAGGTAAGCACGTTCATGCGCTCCACCTGGGAAGCGTTCCCCAGCCCATCCTTGGAGAGGTCGTAGAGTGCATCGGTGGCATCGGTTGTAATGGCATTCTCTTTCGGAAGGTCGAACTTGGTAAGCAGGGAAAATTCCGTCTTTCTGAAGATGAAATTGTTCACGGCTGTGAAGTTCAAGGCTATCGCCCGAAGCGTGTTCGCCGGAAGCTTCCTGAATTCATCTGCCAGTTTCTGGGCTTTCTCGGAGGAATACTCTCCCTTCCTGAAGTAGAGCACGGCAGCCAGCAGCGGAAGACTCTCCTCGCCCATATCGAGCAGTTGCCTCGCCTCGATATACTGAAGGGCTGAAAGCGAACAGGTGAGCGAATTGTAGTCGGTGCTTACCTCATAGCCATAATATGCCTTCTTGTCGATGAAGACGATGGGCAGCATCTGTCGGCAGAAGCAGAGATCGAGCACGAACTTATCTTCTTTCTCCTTATAGAAAAAGGAAATCTGGCTGGCAATACTCACAAAATTTTCAAGGTTCCGCTCGTAGCTCTCTATTTTCCTTATGTCCCATTTCATCAGGTGGCAAAGGAACAGGCACTTGACAACACCTAGTGAATACTGCCCACTCTCCATGAGGGAAAGCAGGTCTATCAGCTTCAGATACTGCTCAGAAGTGAGCAGATCCCATGAGTTCGGGATTTCGTATTCCTTCCCGTTGGCTCTTACGGATATCGACTTTTTCATAAGCTATGGCATTAAGTACATGTTATCATCCATGCGGTTCTCAGCAGAGAAGGAAAGGAAATCGTTGCCTTCCTGGGCATCGAGAAGCATATCCACATTATGCAGCAGATCTTCCACCTCTCCGTCGAGCTGGGTGGCGAGCTGCAGCGCACGGCTCGCTTCGTCACTACCCTGGCGGGTGGAGGTATTGTCGTCAAAGAGGTTTCTTATGGTGGCAGGGAACTCCAGGATATCGAATCGTCTGAGAGCCTTCGCCACCGTCTTCTTCACCAGGGCACGCTTCAGCATAGGCAGCGCCTTCTGGGCAAACTCGGCAAACGTCTGGTCTTCCCCACCCTTTTCAAGGCGGTCGAAATAAGCACCGATGCTCTCGTCGAGCACTTCCTTCTGCAAGGGAACGCAGCGGAAGAAGAAGAGGTACGAGAGGTCGATGGGATAGATTTCATCGAATTCATCGGCAGTATCCACCTTCAGCTTGCCGAGCATCTTGTAATAGTTGGTCTTGCGCCAATCTTCCATGACAAGGCGAATATCGGCGGTTTCATCGGAAACTATCTCCTCGGAAAGTTCCGAAATCAGCGAATCCATCGCATTGAAGTAGTTCTCCATGTAGGAACGCTTCATGCCTTCCAGTTCGTACTTGTAGAGGTTGATGTCGTTCTTGCGGCGGTTCACGGCATCAAAGATGATCTGAGTGGCAAGCGTAAGGTTGGCCATGGCAGTGCGGAGAAAGTCCTTGATGCAGCTTTCCTCTTCCTGGATGGCTACGATATCGGTGAACGTGTTGCCGCCAATGATGGCGACAACACGCTTGCGTGCGGCTACGGCAGAACCCTGAAGGCTGTCGAAGTCGGCGCTGGTATCAGCACCAGGCGCGCAGTTGCAGAACTGTGCGTAGCTGCTGAATAACTGATTGAGTTGAAATTTCTTGTTCATGCCTGCTGTTGGTTAAGTCGTTGGGATGGTGTAATATCTTCCTGTCGCTGGGGAACCTCGCGGTAGAAGCCGAGTCGGTAGCCCTGCCTGTAAAGTTCCGGGAAGTTCATGCGCAGTGCCCAGTTGAGAGGTTCTGCACATACCTCGTCCTCTGAGGTGAGCGACATGATGTAGATAAGATAATTATAATAGGTGTCGCTTCCGCTCTTCGAGATGACTCCATCCTTATCTACGGCAGAGATGGCAGCATCGAGACCTACGGAAGAAAGGAGTGCTTGCTCGGTGCGCTTGTCATAGGAGATGAGTGCCTCGATATATTCCTTGTACTTGAGGTCGATGGTCTCCACCTTCCACGACTGCTCGTGTCCCTGGGCATCCATGAAGGAAATGGAAGAAAAACCCTTGCCCTGATTGTCTGCACCCGAGAGATAGGAACTGAACTTGCGAACCTCATCGCGGACGTAGCGAACCATGCACGACTCCTTGAAGTCGGTTCCGATATCGATGCCGTTGTACTTCAGCAGTTCCATATCCTTTGCCTTGCGCCGCTTGTTCTCCTCGCAGAGCTTGGTCATCTGGGTGCGCTTGCTCTGGATCCAGGCGTTCGGAATGATGACGTGAACCTTTGCAGCGAGGGAGTTTTTCAGAAAACTGTTGATGTATCGGGCAGTCTTGTTACTACCCTGGATGTAAGGTCGTGCGCCCTGATGCGTCTCGTTGGCTCCGTAATATTCGTCCACCGATTTTTCACGATGGTGGGAGATGGCAGCGAAATGATAGTTATCTACCTCGTTGAAGCTGAACTTCGGGTAAATCTGGTAGCTCGATAGGCCATAAGCAAAACGTCCCACTACCACCTGCTTGAAGTCACCGTAGGAGATAAGTTCTGAAGCTACGTCCTGGCGGGTAGTTGCCAGTCGGCAGTAACGGTTCTCCATGGCTTCGAGGGCAGCCACCGGCTTACCCATGCCTATCATCTTGCCTCGGGTAAAACGCCACTTCACGAAAAAGTCGCCGAAATAATAGAAGTTCTTGATGCAGGTCTTGCAGAACTCTTCTACTGAAGGAATGCCACGGGAACTCCAGGAGTCGAGCCATTCCATCACCTCGGGGTGTTCCTCGTACTTGCGTACCAGTTTGCCTTCCTCGATGGCCTGCCTATATACGGCGAGTCCGTGACCATATAGCATCTTGATTTCTTTAGAATAGAGACGTGGAAGCAGTCGATTCTCCTTAATCTCCCTAGTCACCTCGTCGCATTGCTGGTTGTTGTGGCCCCGCATCAGCACCTGGTAGCCCTGTATGCCCAGGTAGTGGTGCTGCTGCATCCAGAGTGTGTCACCGAATGGAGACTCCAGCAGTGGCGACTGGAAGAGCTGATCTGCACCCATGGCAGGGTCGCCTTCACCCAGCTGGAAGGTGAAGGTATTGCCATCGGCAAGGTAGATGCCGGCGTTGCCATACATGTCTATTTCATAATCCTTATTCATAGCCAATTTATTTTGTGTAGTTTATATCCGTCCTGAGGGAAGCCCATGAACCTGATGAGGATTCGGTAGCACATCTTAGGCTCTCCATGCTCATCGGTGTAAAGGAAGTAATTCTCTCCATCGATGGCGAAGCGTTCCCTGGGCAGCTGGGTGCGGTATTTGCAGTGGCGGCGGATCTGAAGCTTTGCGCTCGCCTCTCCCCTCTGTCTGGAATAAGGGTAGAAGGCTAGGATAAACTCCCCATCGGGAAGCTTGCTTATCTCCCTTGCCCACTGCAATGCCGTGATACCATCCATGATGATGTTCTTGCTGTTCCTGTTCATGATGATGCGAAGATAGTGAAAAATTATCGCCCCGCAAAAGACCGGCTGCACCCTGGGGCCGTCATATTTCCGAGTTTTCCAAGGGCTGCACCTCTCTTCCCCTTCCCAGCGGTGCGTGCACGTTTGGGTGACGCATTTTTCGGGATTTTTCCCCGGGCGGGTCCACCTGGGCTGATTATCAGCATTTTCACGTTTGCACCCCTTCATTTTGCGGGAATTATTGTTTTCCGTGCATAATTTATTGCTGCGGAAACAGAGTACTATCCACCGTTTATATCTCGAAATTGTCGGGTAAATCGGTAGGATACGTACTTAATTCCGCCTTCACGGCATCAGAATAGAGACCGTAGAGCAGGTAAATCATGGCAGAGGGAAGCTGCGTGGTGAGACCTGCCTGATTCTTGAGCTGCTGCTTCTTCTCGGAACTCTTGTCAAGTTCTATCTTGCCATCCGTCTTCTTCAGAGGGGAAATCATGATGGCGCTGCATAGGTTCTTGCACTCGTTCTCATCGATGCGGACCACGGGAAGCAACGGGCTGCGCTCGCCAAACAGCATCTGGCAGAGCTTGAACTGTTGCCAATGGTAGATGGTAGGGGCATCTTCATTGTAAAGCACCACCATGAAACCGTATGACTCCAGGGCAGCCTTCAGATTGAGCGAGTCGGTGGTTATCTGTTCACGTTCCTCCCTGCGCTTGTTGCCGGCACGGTCTGGGTAGAGATAAATCGTCTTGTTGACGGCGGCTGATCCGAAGAACTGGTGCACCTCTGCCACGAGGTCGTTGTAATCCTTGGGTAGGAAGGCAAAGAACTCCTTGATGATATCGAGCCTTCTGCCATAGTCCTTCTTCTGTGCTACGATGAGCGACTGGAAGTTGCCGGGGTCGTAGCCCATGTAGAGCGGTTCCTGAGGATCGTAGTGAAGAAGATACTCGGCAGAGAGGATGAATCTATCCTTCAGATTCAGGCGAAGGATGGAATCGTACTTATAACTATCCTTGAACTGATGCCTTACGTGGTCGTAGTTGATGAAGAACTTGTTGGTCACCTCCTTGTGCCGGATGGCACAGATGGCGGTGAGGAACTCATCGGTATCAAGGGTGTCGAGCTGCGTCTTGAAGAACTTAGGGCCGAGAATATCCTTGTTGCAGAAGGAGGATGCACGGATGTAGAAGATGGCATTGCGGCGCATGTCGGCAAGGCGCGGCTTCCATCTTTCCACGAAGGAATTGAGTCTTACTGTCTCCAGTCGCATCTTCTCCAGGAGAACCGGATCCTTTGAATCCCTCTCCTGCTGTCTGAGTACAAAGAGACGGTAGAGACTCTTGTTAAGTTCCAGGGAAACGGTAGCGATTTCCTCGATAAGCTTCGGGTTCACCTTCTTCTCGTACTCCTCGAACCAGTCATCTTCTCCGAGGTCAACACGAGCGGTATCACTCACACCGGTAACACCTTCATAGTAAGCAGAACATCGCACGTTGGCTGGACCTCCACGCAAGGATGGGAACAGTCGGGTCTTGAGTTTCTCGCCACTGTTATGCTTCATCTCCTCCACGAAGGCGTGCACGGCATTTCTACCTGCCACGGATTCCGGCTGGTCGCTTGATACCAGCTGAAGGTGGGCACCATTGCGGAATATCACGCTGTGCTTGGCATAGGCTATCGGATATCGGGGCTTACGGAAATGGGAAGGCAGTGTGCTCTCCCCTACCACGTAATCGATACCATATTCAAGCATGGAGCGCTGCTGTCCGTTCACTACTACCTGACGGGAGAAGTATGCCTGGATGTTAGGCCAGACATTGGTCATCAGCGCCACGTAGGTCTTGTGAACCAGGAAAGATAGCTCCCCTGGCATATCATTGGCCACGCGTATCAGGCGAGGTCCCGTCACGCCTTCGGTCTTACCTCCGGCACGGGCTACCTCGGCAAAAAGCATATTTGGGTCGATGATGTTGGCAAGCAGCTGCATGTTATTCATGTAGTAATGCTCGAACTCTCCTATGGTATTATCATTCAATATCAGTTGGCTCATCGCTTATTTCCTCCACTATTTCCGCTTCCTGAATATCAGCATCACGAAGCAAACGTTTCTTCTCTGAACTCTCGATAGGCAGACCATCGATGAGTGAAATATAAAAGCCGCGGTTGTGCTTGGCGGCAATCTCCTTGAGACTCTTTTTCTGAAAACCCAGCTCCTCAGGAGTGACCTCTGGGGTGATAAGGAACACCACGCCGAGGTCTCTGTCGGCTTCAGCCTGCTCGGACGCACGGCGGCGGCATTCCAGAGCCTGGTCCATGCAGGCCTTCTGCATCTTATAGTCTCGTTTGGCAGAGCAGAGCTTGGCAAGGTCTTCGTACTTGTTGGCAAAATCATTCTCCCAGACCTTGATGCTTACGTTGCAATCCACGTTGAAGTAAGATATCGCCTGGTTGATGCGGGTCATGCAGGTGCGCACATCGAGGGTAATCTTCTGCTGTGCGGCTATGCGCTGCTTGAGTTGGCGGGCGCCACGGGTAATGTTGCGCTCGTACTCGTATATTTCGGCAGCCCATTGAAGTTGCTTCAGGAAGATCTGTACATCGTCCGGGATGCCTTCACCGTCGCCTGTAGTCAGGAAGGTGGTGATAAGGTCGGGGTGTACGCTTTCCAGTTTTTCTATCTCGCTTTTCATACGCCGAACAACTCCTTTCTCAGTTTAAGTTCCTCCCGGTCTTGCATGCGCTCATTCAGAAGCTTGATGGCATCGAGGTTTCCATTGGATGCCATCTCAGCTATTTTCTTGTCAGCCTCTAGCTGAGCCTGTTCTAGCACACCTCCGTTCTTGACCATCGAAACGCAGGTTTTTGCAATCTTCTGTAATTCCGTCTTATCCATCTTGTCCATCTGTTTTTTCTGATTTATCACTATACTGTTCCATCACCATCTTGAACATGCGTTCACGTTCCTGATGCCGCTGGAGGTTCTCACGGTCGCTGGCACGTTTATCCTTGCGATCATCTCTTTTAATGTAGCTCTTATAGCGCTTGATATTATCGAGCACGTTCTTGTGCTTATGAAGAAACTCGGCAGGGTCCTTCTTGAAGAGTTTCACGAGTTCATCGAATTCTGACTTGCCCTTCAGCAGCGGATGCTTGTATAAGAACTTGCCTGTATCGTTGTACGCCTTCAGCTCATCGAATGCCTGAAGGTTTCTGATGCGGAGTTCTGCCATGGCAGCCACATCGTTCGCCTTCGGTTTTTTATCCAGAAGCTCGTCGAGTTTCTTCATCTTGCGCCAGGTGTTGATGCGATCGTTGTAGATGACGGTTGCCATCTGCACGTCCTCGTTGGAGAGGTTGTCCCAGTCGATATTAGGATATTCCTCTTCCTTTTGAACTACTTTTTTTTTGAGTCCTCATCCTGCCCGGCTGTATCGTGAGCATCAGGTTCCGGAGATGAATCACCTTCAGATGCATCTGAAGGTGCATCGGATGGAGTATCGGAAGGCTCTTCTGGGGAATCGCCCGAAGACTCCTTGCTTTCTTCCTCCGTTGAAGTATTACTTGAAGCGTCAGACGGTTTCTTCTCTTTTTCTGCTGAAGTATTACTTGAACCGCCGGAAAGGTTCTGCTCTTCCTTTGTTGAAGTATTACTTGAACCTTCAAGAAGTTTCTGTTCTTCCTCTATTGGAGTATTACTTGAACCATCAAGAAGTTTCTGTTCTTCCTCTATTGAAGTATTACTTGAACCATCGTCTGTACCCTCATGAAATTCTCGATTGCCAGTAATTTCTTCTTCATCACAGAAATCCAGAAGTGTATAAAGAATCTCATCAGCATAACGCTTAGGATCTCTGGAGAAACGGGTAAGTTTGGGATGGTTTGGCTGAACGTCATCCAGGAGGGAAATATCAGCCATGGCGTGATCTACTCCTCTCAGCTTGTTGAAAAGCTGTAATTTTTCTCTTCTGTTAATCATACCTTATATATATTATAAAAAGGTGCGCCACCTATCTGATGGCGACACACCTTTCTTCAATTCAACTAATAATAAATAAAATGAGAAAACAAAACTTTAAGAGAGCTTATTCTTTGTTGTTGGCGATGAAGCTACGCTCTGCCCCGTATCGCTACTTGTACGACTTTCTTCTGATGTAGTGACATTAAGAGGATCCTCGGCATACAGACACGGCAAATCTACAGATGTACGTTTGAAGGTGAAGGTTGTATAGCGGCCGTCCTTATCGTCCTTGGTCTCCGTGTTATTGAGAATCATAGGTCGCTCAGGTTCGCCAAGAATATACCACTGCGGCTCCTTCACATGCTTGTAGAGGATAATAAACTTGCCTCCAGCATACTCCTCGATGAAGTTGTAGAGTTCTACTCGGGTTCCACCCATCACGATTACAACATTATTCTCGCCAGAGGTAGTAATATCACCTTTCTCCGTGGTAGCGGTAAACGTTGGTATATCGTGCGCATCGAAAAGGAAAGCCTTCAGGGTGTCGGCAGCTGCTGTCTTAAACGGAATCGCCTTCACCTTTCTGTCCTTGTCCGGCTGAGGGAACGACTTGGTTATATCTACAAGGGAAGTTGGAACCAGAATCACCTGGTAAGCGATGGCAGAACCGTGAGTATCTCTGTCTGTTACATCACCGATAGTAGTTAAAGCTACAAAGGCAGCCATCGAGACTCCTGTACCGCCAATCCCCATGGAAGATGTAGGATCGTCAAACATCTGAAGAAGCGAAATGATGCTCATTACCATCATAATCGTCATAAAGAGAAGACGGCATTTGTGCTGGGCATAATTATAACCCTTGTTCGGGTTGTACGCACGATGGCGTACTGGAATATTATTTTTCTTCATAATCTTTTTCTGAAAAGGTAGGCGGGGCACATGATGTGCCCCTCCTACTAGGCAAACAACTTAATACTACATATTATGAATTAACGTCCACCAGGAACGTTTGGCTGAACGGCCTTGTTGATGGTTCGCTTGCCGCCTACACGACGCTCCAGCTCACGGAACTTATTGTCCTTGCCAAGGATAACCATGATGTAGTCACCCACCTGGGTTGGAGTCCACGCGGCGGTGATATTGGCAAACTTGTCGCTCTTGGCGATGGTAAGCTGATGCTTGGTGTCACCCTCACCAATCTCAATACAGTAAGCTACACCTGCCTTCGCCTTCTTGATATCGGTGAGAGCGGTAGCGGTAGTAGTTGAGTCCGTGATATGCCAGAAGCCGTTTGCGGCATCTACATCTGCACCGATGGTGGCAGCAGGAAGGTTTGTGAAGATCTGCTGGAACTCGTAATCGTTCTCGTCCATATCTGCCTTGGTCTCGAACTTTCGGCCAGTGAAAGCTGCACCGCATCCTTCCTTCCAGGTGCTCCACGCACGAACCATCTCCATCTGTTCCTCCATCTTCACGGCAAACATCTCGCCTGGAAGGTATTCGACAAACTGGATATTGCCAGGAACATCCATAAACATCCAACAAGACTTACCCTCGTATGGAAGCCACTTGATTTGGATGGTAGAGTCTGGAACGCGGTTCTTATAACCGTCAGGACCCGTGAAGTCGAGATCCTTACCATAGGTCTCACGGCAATTAGCAAGCCACCAGTCAATGTGATTTTCGTTGAGGTAGAGCACATGCTTGTCGAGCGTCATGCCCTCGGTGAGGTGAGTCTTAACGTCGGTAATGAACTCCTTAACCGCATCCAGCATGTTGGCTGAAGTATAGGTATTGTAGCTCTTGCTGGCAAATGGCTTGATGCTGTAGTCGTGGATATAGCGAAGCAGTGTGTACCAGATACCAGTACCGGCATTGAGGTAACTTGATGGCTGACCCTCCTCTGGCTTTACATAGATGCCGCGCATGCGGCGCTGGTTCTGCTCGTCCTGAGCCTTCTTGAGGAGGTTGAGCAGACAGAACTCAATCATTGACCACTTAATAGGATCAGAACCTTCCTTGTTGAGATAAGCAATGTATTTGCGCTCAATCTCCTTCATCGGACCGAACTGCACTTTAATCATTGCATCATCTACATAACCCATCTCGTTCTCGAGTTGCATGCCGCCCTTGTAGATTTCGCCTGGCTGGTAGCCCTGAGATACCTCGTCGAAGAAGGCGTTAAAGAGAACATCTCGATCCTGCACGCCATAGCGAACAGGGAAGTATTCGGTGAGATTGCGAAGTTCAAGAATGCGTGCGATGAGAGCGTCCTGACGGAGAATAACAAACTGATCTCCCAATCCGGCATTATCCACACCGCTATAGTTAGTGGCAAACTGACCGGATGCGAGAGCCTTGACATCACCGAGTTCGTTGCGGCTCTGATGATACTTGTAGCGCTGCTGAAGAGACTTGGCGAATGCCATAGACTCCTTGCGGAATGCTTTGCCATCAGATTCCTCGTCAGGATCAGATACTGAAGCCAGCGCTGGGTTAGCCGTAATCTTGTTCCAACGCTTCTTCATATCGAACAGGGCGTGCTCGATGCCGAAGAGGTAGCTATCGTTCGACTCGAAGCCATTGATAGGAATAGAAGGAGCGGTAACATGGGCAGCAGGCTTATCAGGAGCTGTGCTCTCTGCCATCTTCTGCATATTCTCTGCGAGTTCTGATACTGCTTTTGCAAGTTGTTCGTAACTTACGTTTTGTGGAGCACCGGCGTTCTGCTGGCTGTTCTCGTTCTTCTTGCCCTCATCGTCACCATTATCGCCGCCATCTCCATCGCCGTCGGAATTATCATCCTTCGACTTGCTTGCCTTTGAGACGATGGCATAGAGCGAATTAATCTGCTTCTGATGCTCCGCCTCTTCGGCTGCACTGTTCTCTGCGGCGAGATCATCCATGAGGGTGCTCTGAAACTCTTTCTGATAAGCCTCGCAAAGAGTCTTGTACTCTTCTGCAGTAAGGCTCTTGTTCTCGAACTTCTTGGTAAAGCCAAGCTTCTCGAGAATCTTGTTAAGTCTTGCTTTGAAATTCATAAATTAACCAATTAATTTAAACATTAAAACAACTATCAATACTGCGTTAAATTAATATTTAATCGTCTGTAAATCAATAACTTATATTAAGAAATGCTTATGAAAACTTAACTATAAAAGTTGGTCAAGTCGCTGATTTTCAGTAACTTTGCAAATCACGACAAACGCAAAATTATATGAATACAGGACTTG